TCTCGCCCGCGCGCTCCCAAACCTTTGAGACCTGATCGGCTTGCTTTTGCGCCTCTTTCTCAAGCTCGTTATGTGCCTTGAGTTCAGCGGTCAATTTCTGGTTTTGTTCAACCCGCTTCTTTAGCTGTTCGACTTCCTGCGGAAGGAGTTCGCGGCCCATCGACTGCGAAAGCGCTGCCTCTGCCTCTAGGAGAGGATTAAGCTCCTGATGCCCTGTAATTTCATTTTTCAGGGCTTCATTCTTGAGATCGAGTTGCGCGAGATATTCTGCAAAAGCATCGCGTTCTTTGGCAATCTGCTTTGTATATTTGTCGGACTGCTTCTCGGCCTCTGACGTGGATTTTGTAAGGCCGTCCAGCTTTTCCTTCTGGCCCACAAGCGTTTCAGCAAGTGCGCGGGCCTGTTCCTCAGTACCAGCAAAGCCGCCCTTCAATATCTCAATCGTTTTTGCCGTCACGTCATATTCGTGCTGCGAAACCTGCATGGCGGCAATCAGTCGGTCATTGTCAGCCGCCGTCTTGCTGTATTCGCTGCCGAGACCATTCAGGCGGTCACGAAGTTGCTGGATATTTGCGCTAACCTCGTCAAGCGCACCCTGAGATTCCTCAAGGCGCGTTCTTGCTGCCTGCACGTCAATCTCAACCGCACCTGGTGGACGAGTGACACCACCAATGTACCCGGTCCCCTGAGCGGCCTTGAGTTCAGCGCTGTAGCGTTGAAGGATAGCCTCCGCAAGGCGGAGTTCTTCTTGTGCGCGGGCCTTTGTTGCCTCAGCACTATTGAGAAGTTCTATTGTAGCATTGCGAGAAAGCGCAGCGCCCTTTTCAACTTCATCATTTAGCTTGGCCGTTGCATCACTCAAAACATCAAGTGCGTCACCAGCCGCACCAGCCGCGTCTTTTGTCTGCCACAGCGCAGTATAGAGCGCACCAAGAACGGCACCAGCCGCGCCAATCACAGCGCCCCATGGGCCGAACATTGACACAAGCTGTGTGCCTTGCTGGATAAAAGGCCGCAATACACCTTGACCAGAGGCGACCTGAACCGCGAAGTCGCCAATCTGATAGCCCGCTTGCTGGAAAGCAAACCCCATATTGCGAGCGCCGCCAGACGCCTGCACTGTAGTTTGGTTCAGGCTTGTCTGTGCGCCAGAAACTCTGGCAAGCCGCGCAATCGTAGCCTCGTACTGATTGTTAAGCTGCGCCTGCACTTTTGACGCACGATCAGCGGAAACGGCCTCCTTCTCGAGGGCCATTTGTACACGAAGCGTGTCACGCTCATAAAGCTGCGCCGCCCTCGCTGCGGGATCAAGCGCAGCCTCAAGACGGGCGAAGCTGTCGGCGGCTCGCTTTGTAGAGCGGTCCATCTGACCGCCCGCAGTCTCGACAATGCGGCCAGCATCCTGCATGTTCTTGTTGAAGCGGTCCAACTCCGCTCGCAACTCAACGCTAATGCCGATCTGGTCTAGGGCCATAAATACGCCTCATTGCCGCTTATAGGCGGTCATCAATTCCCTGATCCTGATGTTTCTCAGTTCGGGGCTTGGGTCTTCTGCTTTGTCTATTGAATCGCCGGACATAAACGGCGTTGTCGATTTGATGAAATCGACCTTGCCTTGGAGCGCCAGAAGAATGAATGGGATTTCCGTTTCCATTGCCTCAGCGTGTGACCAGCCAAGCCAGCCAGTTGCCTTGGAGTAAAGGTCATCCCACCACTCCTCTAGCGTTAGCCGTTTCCCTCGGACGTTGCCTCTGCGCTTTCATCCGGCTTCTTGCCACCAGCAAGCATCAGAATGAGAAAGTCTGTAAGACCGGGAATGTAGTCATCACGGTTTGTCTTGAAGAAAAGCGATTCCGTGAAAGCGTCGGCCTCCGCTTGGTCCTTGAACGTAAGCCCGGCACCAGCCGCAACAACAGCGGCAAGCGCATCTGGATCAAGGTCATTGCACTTCATAAATGCAGGGCGAAGTCCGCCGAGTGCCTGCGTGATTTTGCGGGCAGCGGATAGAGAAGGCTTGAGAGTGTATTCTTTGCCGGAGACGGTGACTTTCGGAAGATCACCTGTAAGGACTGGCTTCTTTGCCATTTGATAAGTCTCTTTCGGGGTGTTTCGGGGTTGAGGCGGCTGGCCCCCGATGAACCAACCGCCTCACACTCGCGCGAGTGGTTAGGTTGCTGCGATTTCCACAGGAACAGAGTTGATGCCCAGCATCGCCTTCCGACGAACCATGTTATTTGCCGTGCCGATAGTCAGCGGCGAACCCATGACCTTTGCGCGGAAATAGAACGTGGTTGGCTCTGCGCCAGAAGCGGAGCTTGCATCGTCAAGCGTGATCTTGAAGGCGTAGTCGGCATCAGACGCAACGGCGTCGGCCATGTCGTTCTGGCCCGTATCGGTTGCATCGTGGTCGTAAACGATGACCGGAGTTCCGGCCCGCTTCTGACCCTTGAACACCTTTGTCAGTCGGTCGCCAAGCTGATCCGTTGCAACTTCCTGATAGTTGATACCAAACTCAGGAATATCAACAACCGAACCAACCTCAACAAACGTCAGTGCCTCATAGGCCGACTGATTGTTTGCAGAGTTATTCTCAGGGCCGATATAGAGCTTCGCCCCGGCTGCTGTAGTTTCTGCCATTTATGGCACTCCTCATAGAAAAAGCCGCCCGAAGGCGGCTGGTGAAACCCCGGAGCGGGGAATTAGTGGGTTGTGACGATCCGCAAGGAAATCAAACCCTGATATGTTTTTTGCTCAATATCGCGCTGCGTGGATTTGCGCTTTACAAAGCACCGGATCATCGTTCCGGCCTCAAGTTCAAGAACCTGCCGATGCAACAATGCATCAATAGACGCCATGATCTCAATGACCTGTTTCTTGCCCGGCAGGCTTGACCACACAGATAGGTAGACCGTGCGTTCATCCTTGCGGCTTCCGAGATAATCAGCCTCTGCCGTCACTTGCTCGTCAATGACGATATACGGATAGGCCGTACCTTGCGGCACGTTGTCGTAAACCGGAACCGCAGCCGCGCTGTGCGTCACGTTGCCAGAAAGCGCGGAGTAAATGGCTTTTTGCACCGCCCATGTCGGATCGCTCATTATGACAATGCGTCCTCTATTGCCGCCCTCACAAGCGCCCGTATTTCATCAATGTTTCCATCAATGGCCCGCTCACGAATATGCAGGGCCGGACGCGTCGGAACACGCATAACGTGCCGCGTTCTGTTTCCCGCTTTGTCGCGCCGCCAGTAACGGACCTCGCCGCCCTTAGTGCCACCATCAAGAAACCGGAACCAGAAATAATCACTTGCGCTTGCCGCATCAGGAAGGCCAATGTGAGCAATCAGGCCGTCATCATCATAAGCGATATACAGTCCGTTTCGCGCGTGATCCCCACCGCTTGCGGGGTCAATCGGCGTCATATTCCTCATGTCATCAAGAACGATGCCAGCGCCTTTTTCAATTGCCTGTTTTACTGCCGACTCGATAACCGCACCTGCATTATTCAATGTGGAAACAGCCTCACTGATGCCCATAACTGGCATTAGGTGTTAACCCCGGCTTCACAGATAATTTCCATATAGAGCGGCGATGGGCCGCTATCAGCTATGGCCCTGATCTGCATTTTCTTGCCGCGCCAATCAATTCTATCCTTCGCAGTAATAGCCGCCGTCTCTGTTGAGCGCCGTACCGTCACCATGTAGTTCACAACAGCCTGCAACTTGTCAGCCGTCGCTTGCTCATTGCCCGCCTTGCTTCCTGTCATCGGCATAACACGCGCAGCGCACGAATATTGTGTTGTCCAAGCCTCTGTCGATCCGCCCCCGCCATCGCTCGTAAGCGTGACGCGCTCAAACGTAATGCGCTCGGTAAGTGCTGCGGCTTTCTTCACGATGCAAGCGCCTCGTTAATCGTCATGCGCTCAAAGCACTCAATGGCTGTCGTTCGACTACAATTGATAACGCGCGTTCCAGATGCCTTGATAAGCGGCGCGGCCTGATTAATGCGCGTCTGCCAATTCGCATATGGAATGGATTTTCTGATTTCCTTGGGGTGCTTGCCGAACCAGTGATGCTCGCCAGCCGCGCTAAGGGCATAATCAAACCCAAGCAAAATAATCTCACGATAGCCCCAATTATGAGCCAAGTTCATTGCCTGAAAGCCGCTATTGCCGCCAGATGCGATATAGCCCGGATGCGTACTCCAAACCATCTCTGCATTGATTGCCATGTAGCGCAGCCCATACTTGCGGGCCGCTTCAAGATTTGCAGTCCACATATGATCTTCGAAGCCGCGCACCCGGCTGATGTGATAGTCCCACCAAGTTCCATCACATGCGTAAAGCACATCAGCCCAATGGGCGAGCTTGTACGCATCATTAACAGCAATCACAAAACCAGCGCCACGGCACCGTTCAACGTCCTCAACGGCAAGGCTTGGCCCATTGGCAAGTATGATTGCCCGCATTACCAACCGCGCCTATAATTTGAGAGGAGCGCATCAACCGTGCTGAAATCATCAATCTGCGTGGATTGCCTGTTCTCGTACCGATCAGAAACGAGCAAAAGAATTGCATCCTTGACGGCAGGCGGGACAGTCGTAAATCCGACAACAGCCACAACGGTTATGCGCGTTCCGGCCTGAGCAGTCGGCCAGACCTGCCCGTATTTGAGCGCAATCGCGCTTTCCATGCCGTCAGAGCGAAGCTCGTAAACATCCGTTGAGAGAGTCTGCTCGTTACCATCAGTGTCGTAATACTTAATTGAGGTAATTGATGTGACGGGAGCTTCCACAAAACGCGCCATGTCGGAAAAGCTGTCGCATTTAACCGTGACCGTTTGACTCGCAAATCGACAATTACAATACCGCTCGACATAATCTCTTGCGCCAGAAATCAGACGCGACAAAAGCGTGTCATCATCGCTTGTGTCAATGCGGCACTGTGCCTTGACTTCACTGACCGTAACAGGCTCGGAAGCCGCTGGCGTTGTGATTGAAGCCGCATACCACATCAGCCGCGCCCCTTCTTCCTGCGTGTCTCTTTGACGGGATGAATAACGGCCCGCTCAATAGGTTTGACGGAAACGGGGACGGCATAACCCCGGTCAATGAGGCGTGATGCTTCATCGACCGGAAAGTCATGCTCGCACCCGGCATCAAGATGGAATGACGGGCCTGCAATGCTGACTGTCATTCGCACAAGCATTAGCCAGCGCTCACTTTGAGTGCGCCAGTGGACGTATAAAGCGCACCAGCAACCGAAGGATCGGAAGTTGGCAAGCCGGAAATGAGAAGATGTGCGCCATCGGTTGTCAGCTTAACAGTGCCGTCACCGATTTCGATTGTGCCAGCGGTCGTGAGTACCATCACATCACCGCCCTGACGCATATAAACGCCAGTTGAGTAACCAGTATCAGCCATTTGAATGACTCCTGTTGGAAGAATGAAGGGCGGGGGCCGAAGCCCCCGCCCCATGCATTACGAGTGCGTGATCAGGTGCTTGACAGCCGTTGTGTCGGCAAGTTCGCCGTCAAAACGGATCAGGCCAGCAATGCCGAGATCAGGCCAAAAGCGTTCGCGCATCACACCGATGACGGGCGAGCCGACCTTACGGACGTAATACTTACCGAAGTCACCGAACAGCATGACCTTCTTGGAGGCTGCAATGCTGTCCATCGCCTGATTGATCGAGTAGTTGTAGCCAAGCAACGAACCAGAGACACCCTGTGACAGGTCGCCGTTCTTCCAAAGGTAGTTACCGTCGCCGTCCTTCAGCTTGCGAATGGCCTTAAGTGTCGTGTCATTGAACATGAAACGAACCTTGGGCGACATGCGATAAGCAGGGTCAACCGAGTGAACGAGATCAAGGATTTCGTCCGCAGTGATTGCCGTTGCCGATGCAGACGTTTTGCCAGCCGACGAAGCCGTGACGATACCGTTGGGTGCGCCAGAGCCTGTGCCAGTGGTAAGCTGCAAGTTGGCGATGCGACCAAGACGCTCGCCAAGCAACGAGCCAAGCAGGGTTTCCATGTTGAACACGGAGTCCTGTGCAAGCTCCATCGAGAACTTCACAAACTCAGTGTCAAACGCATATGCGTCAAGGCGCTTCTGACCGAAAGTAACGTC